TTCCAACTTTAGGAAAGGTTTCAGTATTGAAAATGGGGGTTTCAATTTGTAGATACAAGTTTATCACTGGGCATAACAATATCTCAGTGATAATTGCACAACCAAAACATGAGTTGTTCAGTTTCTTGCTTGGAAAATGTCAGGAAATTCTGGATATAAATAAAGATCGTAATTTGTTGGAACACCAAGTATTCGGGACAAACCTTTGGGATAGACTTTGGCCCACGTTTCAGGACACATCAAATCAGTTCATGGATGCAGTCGCATTTCAGTACAAAACTTTCTTTCCATATTCAATATTTGAGATGCCTAAACTGTATATGGGACATGATCTAACGCCTATTGCAGATGATTGTTTAGGAATTCATTGGTTTAATGGGCACGCATTAAGCAAGAAATTTGTGACAGATAAAATAGTAAATAAAAAGTGTTCAATGTCAAGTATAATAACGTTAATCAAACGAAAAGTATTATGAAAGTATTAACAATTGCAGGAACGAGACCGGAGTTGATTCGGTTATGTCTGATCATCCAGAAATTAGATCAGGTATGTGATCACGTGTTGGTTTACACGAATCAGAATTATGACCCAAATTTATCTACTTTGTTTTTTGATGAACTTGGTATACGTAAACCAGATTACACTTTAGAACAACATTGTGGGGTTGATAATTTTTTAGGATTTAGTTTTATTGAATTTGGAGAAATCCTAACAAAAGAAAAACCAGATAAAGTTTTAGTTTTAGGTGATACTAATTCCGGGTTGCTTACTATACTTGCAGCAAAAAAAGGAATTCCAGTTTATCACATGGAAGCTGGTAACCGCTGTTATGATGGAGACGTACCAGAAGAAACAAACCGTCGGGTAATTGATTCCTGTTCAATGTTTAATCTACCTTATACGGAAAACTCGAAACAGAACCTGATTAATGAAAGGTTTCACAAGAATTTTGTATTTAAAATCGGGAACCCTATTGCAGAAGTTCTTTACTATTTTATGGATAAGATTAATGCAAGTGATATAACACAAAGAATAGGAGTAATAGCCACCCCATTTACTTTGCTCACTTTCCACAGAACAGAAAATGTAGATAATCCTAAACGGGTGAAAAAGGTAATTGCTGCAATGAAAGAAGTAGCAAAGAAAATGCCTGTTATTTATCCACTCCATCCACGTTCTAAAGATCAATTCGAGAAACAGGGTGTTGATTTATCTGGAATAACTTGCATTGAACCTATCGGATTATTTGATTTTGTAAAGCTGGAAAAATTAGCAACAATAGTATTCACCGATTCAGGAACAGTTCCAGAAGAAACAAGCCTATTTGGAACGAATACAGTAGTACTTAGAAATACTACTGAAAGACAAGAATTAATGGAAAATGGAACCCTGATTCTTGCAGGAACAGAAACAGAATCAATCCTAAATGCTTACAATTTCTTCCTGAAAAAGGAAATGGGAAATGAGAAAGTAAAACCCTGGGAAGGTTTGGAAGATTACGATAAATTAAACGTATCGGATACGGTAGTAAGATTATTAATGGGGCAAAACCACAAACCAGAAAGGATGGGCCACGATGAATATTAATAACACACGAATACTGATAATTGGTGGAACAGGTTCTTGGGGACAAGCTTTAACCCGATTGCTGCTCACAGAAGATCAACCAGCTGAAATCGTTATTTACTCACGGGCAGAAAGAACCCAGTTTGAAATGTCTGAAAAGTTTCAAGATAAAAGATTGCGGTTTGAGATTGGAGATGTTCGGGATAAAGAAAGATTAAATGAAGTGATGGCTGGTGTTGATATTGTATTACATCTGGCAGCATTGAAGCACGTTCCAATTTGTGAATACAACCCTATTGAAGCAATTAAGACAAATATAAATGGATTGCAGAATTCAATTGAATGCGCTATTCAGAATGAGGTTTCATTTTTCGTTTACCTTTCTACGGATAAAGCTGTTGAACCGATAAACTCTTATGGAATGACAAAAGCAATAGCAGAGAAACTGGTTCAATCAGCAGCACAGAAACCATCTGCAACTGATTTCGTAATTGTTCGGGCAGGAAATGTGATAGGGACGAATGGTTCAATCCTTCCTAAAATGATTGGTCAGGCTAAAGAAACTGGAAAAATAACTGTCACACACCCGGAAATGACAAGGTTTATGGTTCGTTTGGATGATGCTGTTCGTTTCCTCTCTACTTCTGTGAATTTACAAGGTATTCAAATCCTATCAATGAAGTGTTTTAAAATTCAGGATTTGGCAGAATTGGTACAGGAACGTTTTGGGGGTGAAATAGTTTATACAGGAATTAGGACAGGTGAAAAGTTATATGAGAAACTAGACATTAATGGTTTAGCATCTTATGATAACGTTTCCAGTAAGGAAGAATTAAAAGAAATGATAAAAGAGTGGTTAGTATGATTTCAATTGTAATGGCATATCATAATCGTAGGAAACAATTCGAACAAACGTTTGGTTCAATCCTGAAATATTCAATACAAAAAGATATTGAATTGATAATCGTTGATGATGCCTCGAAAGAATCAGAACGCTTAGAAGATATTATAAGCTGTTTAAGCTGGGTAAAACTTATTCGAATTGAACCTAAAGATAAATGCTGGGTGAATCCTTGTATACCTTATAATATTGGGTTTAATAAAGTAACAGGTGATAAAGTGATAATCCAGAACCCAGAATGTGAACATATTGGAAACATTATTGAATTTGTGGAAAACAATTTGACAGATCATAATTACTTATCCTTTGCTTGTCAGGCTTATAATCAGAAAGGACAATTCAAACAATGGTATAACCATCCTATAATTAACTCGACAAATCTACATTTCTGTTCAGCTATTACAAAAAAGAACTTGGATATATTGGGTGGATTTGATGAAAGGTTCTCAGATGGATTGGCTTACGATGATAATGAATTCTTACATCGGGTAAAACGTTTGGGATTATCTGTTGAATGTGTTGAATATCCTTTCGTAAAACACCAATGGCATGAAAAGATAGATCATTTCGCAAATCCAAAATACAGGGAGCTTATCAAAAGGAATAAAGCAATTTTTGAAACCTTAACAATGAAAGAATCATGACAAACGTGGTATTGATATATAAAAAAGGGGGCGACTTTAGAATATCTGACGTAGTCCTATTGGCTACAAACCTAGCTAAACGGTCAGATGTTCATGTCTACTGTTTTACGGATGCTATCATACAAAGTTATGAATTGATTGATCTTACATTAATACCTTTACCTACTGCCTGGGATGGGTGGTGGTCAAAACTAAACCTATTCTCACCTGAATTGGAAAATCTTCGTCCATTCCTGTTTATGGACCTTGATACTGCTGTTGTAGGTTCAATAGATTCTTTAGTTGTAGAGATTGACCAAACTAAACTGATAACCCTAGAAGATTTCTACCGGAAAGGCGTTTTAGCATCTGGAGTTATGTGGATACCTAAAGATTCAGAGAAGGTAAAAAAGGTTTGGGAAAATTGGATTGTTAATCCTAAGGCCAATATAAGCCGTTTTAAAGGCGATATGCAATTTATAGGGTCTATTATCGCTGCTGATGAGTTCTTTCAAAATTTCACCCTTAAAATAGGTTCATTTAAGCCGATAGCCGGAAAAGGTTGGTTGAAAGAATTACCAGCAGAGAAATCAGTGATCTGTTTCCACGGGCAACCCCGAATCCCAAAAGCTGCTGAAACAGTTGAGTGGGTTCATAAATATATGAATGATGAATTGTAATTATACCGATACACCAATTTTTGTAACCGGGGCAGAGCGTTCAGGTAGAACTATTATAGCCAAGATTTTAAAACTTTCTGGAGCATTTACAGGTGTTACAAATTCTATGTTAGAGAATGAGCAGATTAAAAATGTATTTTATTATCATTATAAAGCAATTAATGCTGATCCATTAGGGCAATACCCACTACCAGATAGGCATATTTTGCCATCATTACAAAACTCACATATTTTACAGATTCAAAATGGAATAAATGACATATTAAAAGATGAAAAGTATGTTGAAAAAGAACCATGGATGTATAAATCATCAAACCTTTGCCAGTTGTGGAAAATTTGGAATCAAGCCTATCCAAATGCACGTTGGATTATCGTTCGTAGGAAACCATCTGACATAGTTTATTCTTGTTTGAGAACCACTTATATGTGTGGATTTTCAAGTAAGGAAAGACAACAGGAAATAGGTGTAACTGGGGAACGGGAAGCGTGGTTATGGTGGGTTCGGCAACATGAGTTAATGTTTCAGGAAATGGTTGCAGCCGGATTGGATATAAAGGTTATCTGGCCAGAAGATTTGGTGGATGGTAATTATGAAAGTGTGAAAGAAATATTGGATTGGGTTGGTTTGCCTTTCGATGAAGAAATGTTAAGAAAAGAAATTGACCCAATGTTATGGAAAGCAAGAAATAATAGAAAGGAGTAAAACGGATATGGCAAATAGAGTAACAGCAACAGAAGTTAAAGCAATTATGGACGGGGTGACCCTTGCAGATGCTATTATTGACAGCTACATAATTGGGGCAAACACAATAGTGACAGACAATCTTGCTACGTCTGGATTATCAACTGCTATGTTGAAAGAGATTGAACGCTGGTTAGCAGCTCATTTGGTAGCTATAACCCGGGAACGAACAGCAAAGAAAGAGGGGGCTGGTGGTGCCTCGATTGAATATACAGGTGATTGGGGTGAGGGTTTTAGTTCTACTTCTTACGGACAGACAGCTGTAGCATTAGATTCAACAGGAACATTGGCAGGATTAACAGGGAAATCAGCAAGTATTTACGCTGTTCCTACAACTTATTAATTAGATATGGGAATAGAATCATTCATAAGAAAAGTTTGCGTTCAAACCGCTGTTTATTGGGGCAATCCTCATCCAGATGGATTTGGTGGAATGACATTTAATTATCCTGTTGAGATAATGGTTAGATGGGATTTCACACAACGTGCTGTTTTAAATCAACAAGGGATAGAAATTAATTGTGATGCAACCGTATTAAGTCCAGAAGATTTGGACCGAGAAGGGATGTTGTTTCTTGGCACTCTGGATGATCTTTGGGATGAATCTGTAACAAGTTCAGATGGTTTGATTGATCCAAAAAACTTTGAGGGAAATATTTATTCTATCCTGAAAGTTGAGAAAGTAGCAATGCCAAAGAAAACTACGTTTGCCGTTAAAACTTATTCATTATCTAAGTATAAATAATAATGGCTGATAATCCATCATTAAAAGGTTTAGACAAGGTTATGCAGAATCTTAATAAAGAGATTCAGAAAATTGCTAACCAGACTCCTGCTGGATTAATTACTGCTAGTATTATAATTCAACGGGCTACGGAAAAAGAATCTCCAAAAACACCTGTTGACACTAGTAATTTAAGAGGTTCTTTCTTTAGGGTTGTTACTGGATTTCCAACAGATAATAAAGGAAGATTTCAAGGAAAAGATGCCGGGACATTATCAGCAGAATATGCTTCAGCAATAACACAATTCAAGTCAGATGTAGAAGCAAGAAGATTTCCTACATTGATTTTAGGTTTTTCAGCTAATTATGCTATTTGGGTACATGAGAATATGGAAGCTAAATTTCAACGTCCGGGAGCTGGCCCAAAGTTTTTAGAAGAAGCTGTAAACAATAATAAAGGGTTGATTTTAAATGCAATCAGAGATAACGTAAAAATAAAGTAAGATGAACGCACCAAGTATAGATATAAAAGATTGGTTGGAAGCAAATTCCGGTTTAGGATTGGTATTTGCCACAAACTTATTCATCGCTCGGGAACCATCAACACCTGATAATACGATAACAATTTATGATACCTCAGCAGGGGCAGACAAACCAGATATGGAAGGGGATTCAATAATTTACGAGAATTCAATTCAAATTCGTATCAGAAATAAATCCTATCAAACAGGTTGGACGTTAGCAGATTCAATAAAAGATGTTCTTTCCCCAATATCAAACACAACGATAAATAGTACAAAGTATTTATCAATCTTTCACCAGAACGGACCATTTGTTCTGGAGTGGGACGACAATAATAGAGTTATTTTAATTATGAATTTTCAAATAGAAAGGAGTTAAATTATGGGCAAAGCAAAAGCCACAAAAGGTATCGGAACAACGTTCTGGAGATGGACGAATAGTTCAGCATGGATTCAAATAGCAAACGTAATCTCAGAAATGGGTGGACCAGAAAAGTCACGGGACGCTATTGAGGTTACTACTTTTGATTCGGATGACAACTACAAGGAGTTTCTTGGTGGAATGAAAGAGTCAGGTGATTTTACAGTTAAGATGCATTTTGACCGTACAAATTACGACTTGATTGATACAGATTTTGAATCAGACACTCCCGGAAATTACAAAATTGTTTTTCCTGATACTGCAACAACGACCGTAGAATTTGAAGCGTTATGTACCAAATTAGGGTTTGCAATTGACATGGGGGCAGTGATCGAAAATGATGTTACTTTCAAAATTACTGGAAAATTTGTTACTGAAAATACAAGTTTAGGGGCATAATTTGTATTTAGATTTAATCTAAGTAAATGAAATTCTAATCATGAATTTGATTTTATTCAAAAACACCATCTTTTATTTAAGGTTATTTTAAGGCGTTTTAAAAGGTTTTTTTAAAAAAACATATAAGTATATAGGTGGGTTGGAGAAAGTCTTACTAATTAAGTATCAGTGAGTTATAATTTAACAAAATGTTTAATCAAAAACATAAAAATCATGGTCGAGTATATCACATATCAAGGAAAAAAGTACCCAGTTCGGGTATCGTATTTTGTTTTGGAAACTTTAAAAGCAAAGTTAAATATTAGGTTTGATGAAATAACAGAGGATAATATGGAAGTATATAAATCTATACTTTGGGCAGCGTTACAAGCCGGGGCACATTTTACAAAAGAGACTTTAGATATTTTGGAAGAGGATATTGTTTGGGTATTGGATGAATGTTTTTATGAGTTTACCCAATTAGTTCCAAAATTTCTTTTACAAATGCAGGAACAAAAACAAGGGGAGGGAGCAGCATCAAAAAACTACAACTTGCCAGTAAAAAAATTGAAGAAATAAATTTTAGTAAGCTGGCAGGAATAGCAGTTGCCCGGTTAGGTATATCAGTATATCAATTTTGTGAAATGACACCTGTAGAATTTGACTGGGCAATAAGAACAAAAAATGATAACGAAACAGCACAATATAAGTTCCAAAAAGAGGTCGAATTTGAAGCAGCAAGATTGATAATAAAGAACATTTGGAACTCAGCAGGAAAGACACTAAAAACGGGATTCATGTTTAAAGATGGAAAAGAAATAGAACGATTTGAATGGGATAAGGTGGAGAAAGCAAAACCTCAATCCGTAGAACATTTAAAAAATTTCTTCCTACGTCTTGGGAAAAGGTATAACGAAAAGAAAGGGAACCAGAAATGAGTTTAAGCATAGGAACATTAATTGCAACTATTGGTGGTGATATAACCCCGTTAAAAGGGTCATTAGCTCAGGCAAATGCTGCCCTGAATAAGTTTTCCGATCAGGCTGAAAAGAATGCAGAAGCATTAAAGCAGCAATTCAGAGGGTTATCAACTATTGGTAATTCAATGAAGGATATAGGGGGGAAAATGACTTTAGGTTTAACGCTACCTTTGGCTGCTGCTGGTGCTGCTTCATTTAAGTTAGCATCCGATCTGGAAGAAAACCTAAATAAAACTCGAGTTGCTTTTCGTGGTTCTGGTGAAGAGGTTATTGCCTGGAGTGAAAATACTTTGAAATCTTTTGGTATTGCTCAAAGTTCAGCTTTGGATATGGCTTCCCTGTTTGGGGATATGTCAACCTCAATGGGGTTAACGGGGCCAGAAGCAGCAAAAATGTCCACATCCTTAGTTGGTTTAGCTGGTGATTTAGCATCTTTTAAAAATATCAATACTGATATGGCTTCCGGGGCATTAAAGGGTATTTTCACAGGGGAAACAGAAGCATTGAAAGGTTTAGGAATTGTGATGACAGAAGAAAACCTGAAACAGTTTGCAATGTCTCAGGGCATAAAAGAGAACATTAAAGATATGACACAAGCAGAAAAAGTTCAACTTCGTTATGCTTATGTTATGGCAAATACTACCAATGCGCAGGGTGATTTTATTCGTACAGGAGGTGGTGCAGCAAACCAGATGCGTATTTTTGGTGAATCTCTAAAACAGATTGGTGCTCAATTTGGAACTATTATTCTACCTGCTATTACTTCTGTTATCACTTCTTTAAATTCATTGATGACTTGGATTAGTAGTTTAACAGAAACACAAAAGAAGTGGGTTATTGGTATCGGAGCTGTTTTAGCTGCTATTGGCCCACTCACTTTTGGTTTAGGTTTTATTATTGCTAATATCATTCCCAAATTAATTATGGGGTTTAAAGCTATTGGAACAGCAATGAGTTTCCTTGCTGCAAATCCTATTGTGTTAATTGTTGCTGCAATTGCAGGTCTTTCTATCCTTATCGTATCCCTTTGGAAAAATTGTGAAACTTTCCGGGCTGTTGTGAAATATGTTGCTCAAAATGTAGCTGTATTTTTTCAACAGGCTTGGATCAGGATTAAAGAAGGTGCTGAATTAATGTGGTTGGCAATAAAAACCTATTTTACAGCTATTCCAAAATTGGCTGCTGCTGTTTGGGAGATTATCAAACGGGTAATGAAAGGGGAAAACATCGGGGAGGTTATAAAGGAAGAGTTTAGTAAAGCATTTGAAGATGTTGGAAATGAAGCACAAGCAATAAAGGATAAATACAATGCACAATTAGCTGAAATTAAACCCGTATCATGGCAGGAAATACTTGATAAAGAGAAAGCCGTTTCAGTAGCAAAAGAAACTGGAGAAGCCACCAGAAAACAGTTAGAAAATAGTTTTACAGCTACTTCAACTGGAACAGGTATAGGAACAGGAACAGGTAAAAAATCTGCTCCACGTGAGAACATACAAGCAATGACAAGTAAATCAATTACTCCTTTATCCGGTGGATTGAATCTTGGAATTGCAGATGCTGTTGGTTTGGAAACTGAGAAATTGAGGGCAAAAAGTGCTGAATTAGTATCTGTTGCAAATACTATGAAATCTGAATTAACGGGCGTTGTAGTAAATATGGGTCAAATAATAGCAGATTCTTTGGGGCAGGCTTTTACCGCAGTTGGTGAGGGTTTAGGAAAAATGTTAGCTGGTACAGCAGATGCTGGGGATCTATTCAAAAGTATTTTAGGAGTAGTTGCAGATTTTATGAATTCCCTCGGACAGGCTTTAATTGCAGCAGGTTTAGCTTCAAAAGCATTCACAAAATTAATATCAAATCCAGCTTTGGCAATCGGCGCTGGTATTGCTTTAATTGCTTTGGCTGGGTTTGTAAAAGCTAAGTTATCGGCAGGACCAGCAGGTGGTGGAGAAAATGAAGGTAGTAGTATTTCAGCTGGTAAACTTTCATCCGTTCCAGCTTATGCTTCTGGCGGTATAGTTTCAGGGAATAGTTTTTCTGGGGATAGTGTTTTATCCCGGTTGAATTCAGGTGAAATGGTTTTAAATCAATCACAGCAAAGAAACCTATTCAATAAACTTGATTCATCTTCTGGAAATAGTGGTTACCCATCAGAAATCCTATTACGGGTTCAGAACGGGGAATTACAGGCAGTATTACAATTGATTGAGAAACGTGATAGAAACTTAAGATAATGGCATACGGACAGAAATATCAACTACAATTTACCGATCTTGATAAGAACGTTATAAAGATTGTCATTTCACAGGATGGGTATTCAGGGGCATTGATGAATTTCATTGGTTCTGAAAATCCTATTGTAACAAAGCTGGATAAATCAGGTGATGATCGTTTTGAACCCTTGAAACCTACTTCGATGGAAATAGGTATTTTCGTAGATACAGCCGGGTGGATAGTAGGTCAGGAATCAAGTAATTTTGAGGAGTTCTACGAAATAGACAACTTTGAATACCGAGTTGATAAATACCTAAATTCTGTTCTGGATTGGTCAGGCTATATAAATGATGAAGTATTCACAGAACCATACGCACAAGGTAAATACATTGTTCATCTTACTGCTACCGATGGAATGTCAATCCTGAAAGGTCGTTATACAGCATTAACAGGTAGGGTTACCCATTTCGATATGATTCAGGAATGTATGGATGCTATTGGATTGGGTTTGAATATTGTGGATGCTATTGGGGTTACTGAGGTAGGGCATACAATAGGTGGGCCATTAGTTCAAACGATGTTCGATGCTAACGTTTTCACGGAAGAAAAAACTCGTTGGACTTTAGAGAAAATGCTGAGGGACGTTTTAAGGACATATTCAGCCTGTTTAAGCCAGGTTCATGGGAAATGGGTAGTGAGTAACGTTGAGAGCTTTTACAGCGGTATTTCAGGCTATGAATACACTGACGACAGTGCTTACGTTGATACTTATACCGGGGATGGTGAAAAGCATATTGAAAGTACTTTGAGTTTTGATCATGTCACACTTCTTACAGGTGGTTCAGTTCAGAAAAATAAAGGGTGGAAAGAATTACGAGTAAAACAAAATTTTGGAAAAATAGATTCACAAGGAATTATATTAAATGGTGAATTTTCAGACCATCCCGGATATAGTGCTGGAGATGATTATTCTGGTAATTTTAGTAATTCATTATTATTAAATGGTTGGGAAAATTCACCCTCATTAGACCCATTGCCACATTTAGGGGTAAAAATAAGAACTCATGGTACTACTGGAGATTATGTGTATATAATAGAACCAACAGCATTTGAGGACTCCTATTGGATTCGTACAAAATTAACCGATTCTAAGGTATTGGAAGCAAGTACAACAAAAGTGTATGTTTTTTCTTTTTATTATGCTATGATTGCCTCAACTATTTTAATAGGTACAAAACAAAGTTGTAAAATAAATGTAGAGGTAGTTAATAGCGTAGGTGTGACAACGCATTGGTTAGATGCTGATACAAAAACTTGGGTAACAACACCTACTTATATAGAGACGGAAAAAGTATCATTATATGAAAACACGGAATTCAATTGGACTGAGGGAAAAATTGAAATAGTAGGATTTCCTGGAGGACAATTAAGGGTAACACTTATTTCGGAGCATAAAACCCTTAGTTTACAATATACGGGAGTTGCTTTTGATTGTATTAGATTTTACTCAAAAGAAGTTTCTGAAACACCATCTACAGGAACACTAACAGGACAACCAATGGTTGATGGTGTTCTTAATAAATTTACGGAAATACCTGATGTAGTTGAATTTATTCAGAATGATGCCCCTGTGGATAATGCTGAAGATGCTTCTTTATTTTTCACTAATTATATGACTTTATTAGATGGTTCACCAACTGCATCATGGGTTTCAGCACATCATTCGGGTACATTAGCAAAAATACATCTATTTGCTGTATTAGAAGCTCATGGAAGAGTTGTACGGGTTAAGACAATTAATGGTAGGGGATTAATATCACCACATATAAGGTTAATAGATCATAATAATAAAAAATATCAAATAATTAGTTATTCACATTCGGATAAAATAAATCAATTTTCCTGTGAAGTTGTTGAAATTATCGAACCAGGTTCAATAGAACTATTCACAAATTTTGCATCTGATGATAGTTCTTCCGGTTCATCTACCTCAGCAAATGGGGATACTACAACAGAAACAACGGCTACCTCTGATGATCGTTTAGTTTCTTTGTTAGCTGATTCTGGAATGGAAAGTGGAGCACCAGGTAAGTTGTATGATCCGTATTTTGATTATACAAATGTTGGGTCAACTTTAGTATATTTTCCAAAACGATTATCAACCCTGAAATCAGGAAAAACAACATTAAATAAAGGAACACATAATATCACATTTACAACAGCTTTCACACAGGAATACGTAGTGGTGATTCCTTTAGGATATAACGGCGTTGCTGGAGTGAATGTATTTATAACTGAT